CGCCGGGCCGCGTTTATTTACCAGAGACCAGGGGAGTGTATATGCCCAGGTCAGAGAGCATTTCCGCCGCCGCACAGACGGGCGATCGCCGCCGGACGTTGGAGGCGATGCGGGACAAGCTCGCGGCCGACATGGATGAGGCGCCGCCTGCGGTGGTGGCGCAGATCGCCGGCCGTCTGGCTGCGATCCTCGCCGAGCTCGAGGGCATGGCGACGGGGAAGGTGTCGACGCTGGATGAGCTTGCTTCACGACGTTCGGATCGGCTCGCAGAGGCCAAGGCTTCAAAGCCTGCCAGCGGACAGGCGAGGCAGCGCCGGGCCTGAAGCCGTTGAGCTCGCCGCTCTGGCTGGCTTGGAGTTGGACGACTGGCAGGCGTGGTGCCTCGAGCACGCCCTGTCTGAGCAGTCCGACGGGCAATGGTCGGCGTTTGAGGTTGGCATTCTGGTCAGCCGGCAATGTGGAAAAGGGTCCATCTTGGAGGCTCGCCAGCTTGCCGGGTTGGCCCTGCTCGGTGAGCGGTTGCAGGTGCACACCGCCCACGAGTTCAAGACGTGTTTCGAGCACTTCCTTCGCATGGTGCAACTGTGTGAGGCGTGCCCGGACGTTGACCGGCAGATCGTCCGTATCCGTCGTGGTGCCGGTGAGCAGGCGATTGAGATGCGGTCGGGTGCCCGGCTCCGGTTCTTGGCTCGCTCTGGCGGGTCGGGTCGTGGCATGTCGGGCGATGCGGTGTATCTGGATGAGGCGTTCGCTCTGACGCAGCCGATGTTGGGGGCCTTGCTTCCGACGCTGTCGGCTCGTCCGAATCCGCAGGTGTGGTACACGTCGTCTGCTCCGTTGTCGACGTCGGTGCCGTTGCACAACGTGCGGGAACGAGCTATCGGCAAGGGTGGCGCGCGGCTGTTCTTTGCCGAGTGGTCGGCGCCAGAGGGCACCGAACCTGACGACATTGACGCCTGGTATCAGGCCGTGCCGGCGCTCGGCATTCGCATTAGCGAGGATGCCGTGCAGGCCGAGCTTGACGCGATGCGTGGCAGTGAAGGGGAGTTCCTTCGGGAGCGTCTCGGTATCCCTGATCCGCTACCGCCTGCCGATGGTCCGGAACCGAAGCTCAATCAGGAGTGTTGGTTCGCCTCTGAGGTTCTCGGTGGCGAGCCGGTGCGACCTGGTGAGTGCACGATGGCTTACGACGTGCATCGCGGGTGGGCGTCGGTGTCCATTAGTGGTGGGTCGTTGGGGCACTCGTACGGCGAGGTGATCCATCACCAGCATGGCGACGGATGGCTTGCCGAGTTTCTGGCCGAGAAGGTGGCGAAGTGGCGCCCGACGGCTGTTGGTTTGGACGGTACGAACGGCGACGCGATCGCGGCGCTCGGCACGATCCGGGAGCACTTCGAGTCGGTCGGCCTTGATGCCGATTTGGTCAAGCCGTTGACGGCAGTTCAGTACCGGACGGCCTGTAGCGACATCGAGTTCGCTGTGAACAACGGGTCGGCAAAGCGACCTAAGGGTGACCCCGACCAGTTGCGTACTGCTGGCGAGAAGGCATCGGCGAAGTACCACGGCAACGCGTGGACCTGGGATCGGAAGGCGGCGACTGTGTCGTTGGCCCCGCTGGTTTCTTGGACTGTTGCCAGGTCGTTGCTCTCGGCGCCGCCCCCGAAGTCGAAGACGATGCGTACGAGGGCGTCTCTCAACGCCGGGATCTAGTTGCTGAGGAGGCGAACAACGTATGGAACCACGTTCGCCGATTTGGTGGCTGACACAGTTGCACCGTCGTCTGATGGTCCGTGCTCCTCGGGTGCGGATGTACGAGGAGTATTACGACGGTTTGCATCCTCTGAGCTTCGTCACGACGGAGTATCGGCAGGAGTTCGCCACGATGTTGCGTGGCGTGTCTGACAACTGGATGGCTCTGGTTGTTGATGCTGTTGAGGAACGTCTCCATGTGGAGGGGTTCCGGATGGGTGACGATCCGGCCGGCGATAAGGATGCGTGGCGGATCTGGCAGGAGAACTGCCTGGATGCCGATTCGGAAATGTTGCATTCGACGGCACTTCAGACGGGTTCGGCGTTTGCGATGGTGTGGTTCGGCGAGGATGATCAGCCTGAGATCACGGTTGAGCATCCGGGCCAGTGTTTCGTCGCCTACGAGAACGGGACGCAGCGTAAGCGTGCGGCTGCGATCAAGTCGTGGGTCGATGAGTGGACTGGCGATGTTCGGGCGAATGTGTATTTGCCTGACGGGATCTACAAGTTCCAGTCGAAGCGTGCGATCACGTTGGATGAGTATCGGACGGATTCGGGGCGTGATCGTCGCCTCGAGGTGTTGGGTGCGATGTGGAAGCCGCTCGACGACGAGTATGTCGACAACCCGCTCGGGGTGGTGCCGATCGTCGAGTTCCGGAACCGTCCTCGCCTGTTGGGTGAGGGTCGTTCGGAGATTGCCGATGTGATCTCGGTTCAGAACCAGATCAACAAGCTGGTGTGCGACATGATGGTTGCCGCCGAGTTTTCTGCGTTCAAGCAGCGTTGGGCGACTGGTGTGGAGATTCCGACTGATCCGGTGACGGGGAAGCCGTTGCAGGCGTATGCGTCGGCGGTTGACCGCCTGTGGTCGGTGGAGTCGGATACGGCCCGGTTCGGTGAGTTCGGTGAGTCGAACCTCGGGAACTATGTGGCTGCGCTTGAGAACAGGGTGCAGTCGTTGGCGTCGCGTACTCGTACGCCGCCGCATTACCTGCTCGGCTCGAGCGGGTCGTTTCCGTCTGGTGAGTCGTTGAAGGCGACTGAGACGGGTCTGATTGCGAAGTGCCGGTCACGTCATCGCCATTTCGGCGAGTCGTGGGAAGAGGTGATGCGCCTTGCGTTTGCCGTCTTGGATGATCGCCGGTCTGAGGCTCGTATGGCTGAGACGATTTGGACCGATCCGGAATCCCGTTCGGAAGCGGAGCACACGGATTCGCTCTTGAAGAAGATGTCGTTGGGTGTGCCGGTGCGTCAGTTGTGGGAGGACGCCGGGTATTCGCAGACGCAGATCGACCGGTTTGGCGACATGTTGGTTGCTGAGGCCGAGCAGCGTGAGCGGATCGCGGCTGCCGATCATGGTCCGGAGCGTGAGTTGTCTGAGGCAGAGTTGTTGGCGAAGCTGGTTCCGGCGGTCGATGTGATTGTGACCCCGGATGAGGCGCGCAGCATTGTCGGTTTGCCTGGCGGGTTTGTGAAGCCTGAGGCGCCGAAGGCTGGGCCGGTGCGTCGGACGGTTGAGCGTGACGCGTCTGGTCGTGTCGCTGGTGTTGTCGAGCAGGTGGTGTGATGTTCTCTCCTGCTGCTTCTCGCCTCGCCTTGGATGCGGTTGTCGGGGTGTCGCCGCCGGCTACTCGGCTTGTTCGCCTAGCGCAGCCGCTGGTATGCCAGGTACAGCAGCAGACGTTTGGTGGACTTGCGTGAATTGCACGACCGGCACGCCGGGGCGAGGTTCGCAGGGCTGCTGTCGGCAGAGACGCTGACTGCGTCAATGTGGTCAATCGTCTCGGCTGGGTTTCCGCAGTAGACGCAAGGGTCGCTCTCGAGGATGGCGCAGTAGTCCATTGCTTCTTGACTGAATGGTGCGGCTCGGCGTTTATCGCCATAGCTCTTAACCCGATCAGCGTTCTTCCTGGCGTAGTTGCGGTGGTAGTGGCGGTTCTTGTCGGTGTTGCGTGCTCGCCATTCGGCGTTGTATGTGGCCGCAGCAGCGCGGCACTCGTCGCATCGACATGGATGTTTGTAAGCGCTGAATGTTCCGTGCGCTTTTGGTCCGTCTGGCTTGCGCTTGACGCCCTTGTCGGATCGGGGTTTGCGTGGTCTCTTCGGTTGCCTCGCCCTAATGGTGACGCTGTACGCAGCGTTTGCCGCCCTGCACTCGTCGCACCGGCAGCCCTTGACGTAGCTCGCTAGCACGCCATGTCGGCCGTCTGTGACGCCGCGCTCCCGGCGCAGTTTGTAGTGATGCGAGTTCCTACACCTAGCCGAACAGAACTTCTCTTGCGAGCCGGTTAGAGGCTCGTGACAGATCTGGCACGCATTCATTCTTACATGATATCGCTGCCAGGCCAACAACCACATCTCCGACCTCCGCAAGCGAAATGCCGAGGTGGTCGACCAACCCAAAGTGCCCTGCAAGCGGAATGCAGAGGGGCGACGTTCTCCCGCAAGCGAAATGCAGAGGGATATACGGAAGGAAGCCAATGGCTGACGAACCCACGACCCCCAACACGGAGGTCACCCCGCCCACCGACGCGCCGAAAGACGACGTTTCTGAACTCAAGGCCGAACTCGCCAAGTGGCGAGAGATGGCCAAGAAGGCAGAAGCGTTTGGCAAGTCGAACGCCGCAGCCGCTGAGAAGCTCGCAAAGATCGAAGAGTCCAGCAAGACGGATCTTGAACGAGCGATGGCGAAGGCTGCCGAGGCTGAGGCCAAGGCTGCCGCGGCGGAGGAACGGATCGCGAAGGCGCTCACCCGTGCAGCCGTGTCGGCTGCCGCGGCGAAAGCTGGTGCGATCGACGCTGAGGCTGTACTCGCCCTGCTCCCACCCAACTCTGTCGAGATCGACGGTGATGAGGTGAAGGGTGTGGATGAGGCGATCAAGGCGTTGCGCGAATCGAAGCCGTACCTGTTCGGAAAGACGAAGCCTGCCCCCGGTTCTGCCGATGGTGGCCGCCAGTCCGACAAGCCGGCCCAGTGGACTCGCGCTGATCTGAAGGGCAAGTCGTCGGCCGAAATTGAGCAGGCGCGTCGGGCCGGGCTGCTGACCGCAGTCATGGCAGGCGACGCCTAACCCCCCAAACCCTCCCCCTGAAAGGAGATAGCTGCTATGGCTATCACGTTCATCCCCGAGATCTGGTCCGCCATGA